TGGGGCGCTCGGGATGTTCCAGCACGGTTTTCATGGACGGATCCGGGACGACGAGGCTGATGGCGTTCTTGTTAAACGCAACCAGTTCCTTCTCCTCGCGAGGGTGGACCGCCTGAGCAAAGGTCAGGCGGCGAAGGTTCTCTTCATCCCACGAGAGGTTCAGCAGGCCATCGAGTTTCGAGCCCGTCCGGCGCGACACGACCACGAGTTTGTTGGCGAGATCATCGATCGGCATGGTATGGACTGCAGGGTGGCGGAGAAGATGCTTGCGGACCGTTGTCAGGAGATGCTCGGCGACCCGATCCATGACAATCGTCTTCTCGGTGCGAGGGACGATGGAGAGAATGAACGGATCCGTCGAGGGGAAGGCATCGTTCACAATCGACACGCAGACGCTCTCGAAGGACACCGCCGGATCCGCAAACTCCTGCCCCTCCTTCTGCTGCGTCAGCGCGACGACCGGCTGATCGCGCTCATCCGAGTAGACGTGGACTTCGAGGAGACGAACGCCACGACGGAGAGCGGGTTCCACGGGCTCCCAGACTGATCCGCCTGTCTGGTACTCGCAGAGTCGCTTGCGGCGAACCGGGACCTTGAGGGCGATTGGACCCTCGATTTCTTCATAGATCAAGTACCCCAGGAAGACAGCCAAGACCACGGCGATGAGCCACTCCATTGTTCTTAGGACGTAGATTCTAGTTTGGGGATTCGGAACAGCAGGCCGCGGAAGCCATTGATGACATCGTCGGGGATGCGACTGGACATCGGGAGGCCCAACAGGCAGGCATACTGAAAGTAGAGACAGTACATGCCGCACTCGGAGTCCTTGAACTGGTGGCGTGTCTTGTTGTACGTGAGGTCCATCGGCTTCGCGTGGGTCTTGGTGGCGTCCCACTGCTCCTTCCAACGCCGACCGAGTTCCACAATCTCCGGCTCGGGATCGTGCGCGTACGAATCAAAGTAGGTGAACCGCGGAAACTCGAGTTCCGGACGGATGTCGCAAAAGACAGAGACCCAGTGCTGACCCGGTCCATCGTGGGTGTCCGTGTTGATGATGATCCCGATCCGATGCTTGCCCTGCTTCGCCAGTTCGGGGAGACGCATGGAACACAGCGCGGACACGAGACATTTGCGGGTCTCGGACTTGAGATCGAAGTCAATCGGAACAGTCCCGATGTAATGGTAGTCCGCAAACAAGACTTCGAAGCCCTTTTCGACGGCGTCAATGTCGTCCGACGACAGCCATTCGTCCTTCTTGGTGGCCCACTTGCCGGGGGCTTTGGGCTTCGGAAGCAGGGAGCCGACGATACATTCGACACGTCCGGTCTTGCAGCGAGATCCGAGGCGCTTCTGGAGGGCCTGCCACGCGTCCTCTGCGCGGCCCTTGGGAATCGGGGTCTCGTCCGGGTGCTCTTTGTTGAAGACCTGCCGAAGTCGCTCGACGTCTTGTTCGTCAAAGACAGACATCCTTGTTCAAAACGGACAAGAAGTATTCAGGAGACAAGACAGTACCATGGACTCTCTGAAACCCGTCCTCACACAGTATCTCGATGTCAATCGCAAGCTTTCTGAGATCAACGCTCGGGCAACTGACCTACGCGACCAGCGCCGCACTCTCGAACTGGATCTCGCAGCCGCCTACGGTGAAGCCCAGCGCGGGGACCCCCTTCCCGACAAGATCGAACTCAAGTCCTCCCACCTTGTGTTCCAGGTTCGAAAGCCCGGAGAGTGGAAAAAGGGCTGGACGCTCTCCAAGAAGCAACTGCAGGAGTACCTCCTTGAGATCCTCCCCGAGCACGGGAACGATGTCATGAGGGAACTTGTGCGTCGCCATGAACCAAAGCTCACGGCAACAGACTACTCGTTTGAACTGAAACCGGTGGAGTAAACTCACTTCAAAGGAACATATCCGGAGGGTGGACGGGGATAGGGGGCGGGAGGCGAATCGAGCACTTTCTGCAGATCGCAGAGTGTCTCCTGCATGTCGGAAATCATTTTTTGGGCTTGATCAGCGTTACGACTCGCTAGAAACCCGCTCTGAACTCGGATCAGATGAACTGTCACCTCTCGATTCAACTGGAGGAGGCGTCCGGCGAGGGTGTATAGCCGGTAGTTCACCATCAATTGAGAGATATGCTCTTGCTCTGAGAAAACTTTAGACACCCCTTACACAAATATGTTTAATATCGATGCCGACGGCATCATCATGACCCTTGTCTTCCTGCTCGCCAGCATGGTTCCCCTGGTCGGATTCATTGTGTTTCTGTTTGTCTACATGTTTGTGCGGGACCTGAATCCCTCGAAGTGGTTCGGGTGAAAGGGTTTCTCGTCCTCAAGATAAATGATCGACGCCAACATCCTCGTCCCTGTGATTCTCTTCGTGCTCCTCACTCCGGGTGTGCTTCTTGCCCTGCCTCCAGGCCAGTCCCTCCTGGTCCAGTCCGTGACCCACGCGGTTGTGTTTGGCGCAGTGTACTGGGGGCTTCGCCAGACGTTCCCGCAGTACTATTAAAACGGACGCTCCGTCTGTACGACTATAGACACCAATGGATCTCTATTGCCCCTACAATGCTGCGAATCGCTGGTTCACAGAGCGCGACATTCACACCATTCTCCACAAGCATGGGCTGCCTCACTATCGGGTGAGCAACCCACGCGTGTTTCAGACGGCCATGGTTCACACGACCTATGTCCGTCGGGCGGAGTATACGACCCCGGATGGGCAGCCGGCTCAACTTGCACCCTGTCCATCTGGCGTGATGCCCCTTCAGAATGAGTCGTACGAGTGCCTAGAGTTCGAAGGGGACTCGGTACTGGGCTGTTGTGTGGCGACGTATCTCCGCAAGAAGTACCCGGAGAAGAAGCAGGGCTTCCTCACGGATGCCCGCAAGACCCTGGTCAACAACGAGTGTATCGGACAACTCTCCAAGCAGATCGGGTTGGATGCCTTCTACGTCATCAGCCGGCACAATGAAGAGTCGGCGGCGATCAACGGTCGAGGCAACCTGAAGAAGTTGGGCGATATCTTCGAAGCGTTCTTGGGGGCGTTGTGGACGGATTGCGGGAATCGGTTTCATATCGTGTATGCCTTTGTAACCTCCGTGATGGAGGCGTACCTAGACATTGAAGATGCGATCCATGAGACAACGAATTACAAGGATCTGTTTCAGAAGGTGTGTCAGCGCGACATGAAGTGCACGCCGACGTATGCGATGTTGTCGAATGATCCGAAGAAGGGCGAGATCCGTGTGGCGGTGTGTGATGCGTCCGGCAAGCAACTGGCCTACGGGCATGGATCAACCCGCAAGAAGGCGGAACAGATGGCGGCTCGACAGGCGCTTAGTGCTTGCGGCGGCGGGTCTTGATCCCCACCGGAACAAGCGAGATTGCGCACACGCGGCGCACCATGAAGCCCTTCGCCCCCTTGGGGAGCTTGCGAGTCGTCTTGCCGCCCTTGAGACCAGGGAATTGAGGTTTGGTCAGCGGAACATCAAACGCACCCATAGGACCTGTCTTTAGCACCTTCGTCTTCATCAACTCTGCGACACTTGGAGCGATGCCCTTTGAGACAAGGTCGGACGCGTAGGTCTTCATCGCCGGGTTGAGGACATTAAATGTGTCAGACCCTGACGTCCCAACGGGATTGTATTTATTTGCGGCCGCAACCAACGTCTTATTTGCCGCGGTGCTCACATCGCTTCGGATCTTGTCCATCACAGACTCGCCACCCCGGCGTGTCTTGCGCGTCTTGCGTGTCTTGCGAACCATCCTTGTGTCTTTCGTAGAAAGATTCCTACCGACGCCGTTGAGTGGTCAGACGACGTTTGCGATAGCGCTTGATCGTCCGTCCGCGGGGGTAAAGGACGGACGTGGTACAGATCGCGATCGCTGCAGACTCCTTGGTTGATCCTTTGCGCGCCTTGACCGTTTTGCGAACGGACTTGACGCACCGGTTGAACTTGGTGCCGAGTTTGCGGGACCTGCGACCGCCTGTCGGTTTGAACGGAAGACGAAGAAAGGGGGTCGGAGTCTCAGACGAGGTCGTATTGTAGACGGGTGCTTGAGCCGCAAGACTCTCCTGCCCTTTTGCAAGGGCCTCCGGAGAGATCGACGGGAACGACCGGACAGGACCCGGTCCGAAGAGCCCTTTCATTGTTGACTTTCCGGTTGCCATTTACTCTTCTCCGCCACAAAACCTCGCGGACACCCTGGAGGTAGAATTTATCCTCCGACAGTATAAAGACAAATGGGAGGTGGTCTTCTTCAGCTCGTCGCCTATGGCGCCCAGGATGCCTACATCACGGGGAATCCCCACATCACCTTCTGGAAGGTGCTCTACAAGCGCCACACCAACTTTGCGATTGAGGCCATGCGCGTGAACTTCACCGGTGCGCCCGCCTACGACCAGCGCCTCGTGGCCGTCGTGAATCGCAACGCTGATCTCGTCTGGAAGACCTATGTGGAGGTTGCGCTTCCCGACATGACCTCTCCCTCCGTCGATCCTGTCTGGTCCTCCGGAGCGCAGCGTCGTCTGGGCTACCTCCTCCTCCAGAAGATTGAGGTGGAGATTGGTGGCCAGATCATCGATCGCCACTATGGTGAGTGGCTCTACCTCTGGGAGAGCCTCACGGCCGACTACGACACCTCCGTGAAGCTCGACGCGATGGTGGGGGGCTCGCTCGGCGGCACGTCGACTGCAGCGCAGTCCTGCAAGGGTCGTCCGGATGTCCTCTACATCCCTCTCCAGTTCTGGTTCAACCGCAACCCCGGTCTTGCCCTGCCCCTGATCGCCCTCCAGTACCACGAGGTGCGCTTCAACATCACCCTCGGCAGCGCGACCGATCTCGTGGCGAGCACCAACTTCAGCAACATCAATGCGGCTGCGAATGCCCTCCCGGCTCCGAAGGACATGGCCCTCTACCTCGACTACATCTATCTTGACGTCGATGAGCGCCGTCGCTTCGCCCAGGAGAGCCACGAGTATCTCATCGACCAGCTCCAGTACACGGGCCAGCAGACCATCACGACCACCTCGGCTCGCCTCGACCTGACTCTCAACCACCCCGTCAAGGAACTCATCTGGGTCTTCCAGGACGCCCGCAAGTCGGATTGCGGCTCGACGACCACCGTCAACACGGGCTACACCCAGCCGTTCAGCTACGATGACATCGTGAACCGCGCGCGCCTCCAGCTCAACGGTCAGGATCGGTTCGATGAGCGCTACGGCGACTACTTCTGGAAGGTTCAGCCCTACCAGCACCACACCGGCGG